TCACGAACTGGAGTATCCCAATCATATCCAAGTGAATTTGTACTTTCAGATTTTGTTCCCCAATTTGCAGCGCCAACTTTACGACATTTGACTAATGCTCCAGATGCATATGCACTAGGCCAAACTTTATATCTAGATTTCACCTTTTTATAGCAAGCATCTTTTTCACCAGCAGATTCTTGAGTTACCATTTTTGCTTTACCTGATCTATTTGGGTTTGGATCTTCTTTACGTTTTTTAGAAGCTCTTTTGTTTCTTTCTTCCTTACTCATATCAGCACGATCATCAGGGTCTCTACAATATGGTTTTGTTGTTTGCCCTGGTTGTTTGGCACAAGGTTTCCCATCATACTTTCCACCAGTTTGTACCCATTCGTCATTAAACCAATCCTTTAATGAATAGTCAGGATCTCTCGCAGACTTACCATCAAGTGCTTCTTTCACATCTTTGAACTTTTTATGCTCTTTTCTGGCAGATGCTTCCATTTTTTTAAGTCTTGTATAATAGTCTGGAAACTCGTCCAGATGTTGAAGAGCAATGTCCATAGCAAGTTTATGATCTTTAGTATGCTCATGCTCAATTGGTTCCCCCATATCCAACTGTCTCTGAATATCTGAAACATCCATACGATGTTTCTTAGCAATCTGAGCAACAGATCTATGGGGTTTTAGATGATCCAATGTATTCTAATCCTTACTCTTTATTATTTAGAAAACCTTGTTTAAGTATTTTTGATAACTCAGATGTTGATCCAACAAATAGAGCAGTATTAGTCACATTATTTGTTGTCTTCGGACTGTCTTCTTCAATATCTTTTAGTTTTTTCTGCAAATCAATCAACTTATCAGTTGTGTCCGCAACACTCTTAATTAATTGTCCAGCAACTTCATATGCCCTTGCACTTCCCCCTTCTCCGGCAAGTTCCATAATTCCATTAATTGCTTCTTGACCCTTTTCAATCAAAGAATACAGATTTGCTCTGCTATACTCATAATCCTTTTTAATATCATTAGAAGTTGGATTAACAACTTCAACATCAGAAGAAGATTTATCTACCTCAACAATGCTTGCTTCTATATTTAAGGTTTTGCCAATAATATCATCCATAATTTAATAATCAAATATCTTTTTGTTGAGTTGGGCTAAATTTTTTGGAATCGGAGAACATTTGAATTGTCTCATTAAATCCAAAGTCATCATCTGGTCCAGCATTAAGAGGATCTGGAGTTACGGTATATCTCATTTCACGTTTTGCACTATTGACATCAGTTCCTGCATATGTATCAACTTGAACCTTACGGATGAGGCCGTCAGTAGTTGCGGCAACAGGACCGAATAGATAAGTTTTAGCAGTAAATCCAAAAGTATAAATCAAAGATCTTCTTGTAGAAAAGTCTCCTTCATAATCATCTTGAAATGAGACATTATTCAATACAATAGGAATATCTCTCTTTTCTCCAATTGATTCAACTAAATCAATAGTTATATTAAAAGATGGTTGAAAATATGGTAAAATTTGCTCAACAATTTGAAGAGCATCATCATTCAATTTAGTAAGAACCGATAATTCAAATCCAATATTATATGGAACTGGCATATAAACTTTTTTTAGATTAACGCCATCACTAGCTTTAAAATTTTGGGTAACTCCAGATTTTCTAGTTGCATCATATTGTATCGATACCATCTCAAATGACATTCTTGGTAATGTCATTGCAATTGGTTTATTCAATTTCTCTTGTTGTTGAATTTTTGCAAGAAACTTTTGTGTAGGACCATATGCAAGAGGAACCTTCATCTCAGATAAAGTCCCGTCCTGAGCATCTTTATGCCTAATATAAATCTCATTAAATAAAGTTCCAAAACCAATGATGGTTTTTCTTATAATTTCGTGATAATAGTAGGTTCCTAACATTAGTAATTACCAAAGGGATTTGATTCTGAAAAATCTAAAATTTGATCTGCCGCAGTTTCAATCTGTATATTTTCCGCATATGGGTCGTAAAGATCATATGCCTCAAAAGATTTAACACTATATATCGCAGAAGACGCCACTCCTATGACAGTCTCTCCTGGATAGAATTTACCAGTATTTATTGATACTTTAAGAACCTTTTCACCACTTTGATTTTTCCAACTCTTAATAAATGCTCTTGTGCCAGAAATAGACCCAACAATTTCTTCATTATTCTGAAATGTACCTATTCCAGTTGCTGGTGGAGATGAAATTGTAACAGTAGGATTAGTAGAATATCCAGCTCCAGCATTCGTAATTCTAAATCCACTTATAACTCCATTGGAAATGGTGGCAATTGCTGTTGCAGTCTTTCCAGATCCAACAGGAGGTGCAATAGTTACCGTAGGAACGGTGTAATAGTTACTTCCAGTAGTTGTCAAACCTAGTGTATATACTGCATTATTAACAATGCTTGCAGTAGCAGCTGCACCTGTGCCACCCCCACCACTAATTGTAATATTTGGTGCGGAGGTATATCCAAAACCACAATTAGTTAATTGGATAGCACTGATAGATTTTGATCTAACAGAATCAGTAGTTATTGCAACTGCTGTTGCCCTAAGTCCGCCAACTGGTGGAGCATCAAAGGTTACAGTTGGTGTAGAAGTATAATTTGAACCATCATTATTAAAGTATATTTGTCCCACTACTCCAGAAGATGCTCTGGTGGCAGTTGCTGTTGCAGTTACTCCTGCTCCAACCAGTATTAAAGTTGTAATATAACCAACATCCTTTATAGTGTCTTGAATTTCTTCAATATTAGTATCAATAAGTTCATCTTCAAGTTCAAAGAGTTCGCACTTGAGATCATAAACATAATTTTTACCTAATTGATAAAAGGGATTTTCAAATTCTACTCTTTTTATTTCAAATATTCTTTCTCCAAGTGGAAAATAAATCAAATCACCTTCTTTTGGACGATTTGCAAAAAATAATTTTGATCCGTCATCAAGATTGGGATCTGCCTCAGTTCCAGCAAGAATATCCTGTAAAAATGGAGTAATGAATTCCTCAAATCTTTCTTTTGAAATTGTTAAAGTAATTTCACTTGTTAGTTTGATTCCAAACTTCGTCATAATATCATAATTGGCACCATATCCCTCATAATTATTAAGATATGCTTCTATAATAAAATTACTATCAAATTTTGAAGATTTAACTTCTCTAATAATATTGTCAGTATCAATATATTTTCTCGGAATATAATATACTTCAATCCCAAACATTCTAAGATGTTCATTGACCAAATCTTGTACTAAATTTTGTTCTCCTGAAGAACCTTGTAGGAAAAAGGGATTAAGTGCCATTATCCGATAAAATCATATGGTGGTAATTCATAATCCATAGACATTCTTGATCTAATATCTTCTATTTCTTTTTCTGCATCTTCATAAATTTCCCTACCATTAAGTTCAATGCCACCTGGTAATTTAACTCCTCTAAATTTGATAAGATTTTGTCCCCACTGTCTCTTCATAAGTGCAGTTAGGTATCTCTTTAAGAAACTGTCATTATAAACTTTTGTGAAATCATTTGGATCCAAAATTCTATAGCAGTCAATAACAAAATAAGTATCTGGAAGTTTTTGTGACCAATCAATATCAATATACAATCTATTTTGTCTTTTATTGAATCTTATCTGCTTATCAGTTTTGAGTAAAAAGTCAATATCTTCAAGATATGATTTAACCATTGCATATTGTAGTAATTCAACTGAGTTGAAATAATACAAGTCATTTAAAAATAATTGGTATTTGATACTAAACATACCACCTGAAATGTCACTAGTATCAAATTTGAATACTTTCTCAATACCTATGACCGAATCTGGAACTTGAATATAATTTGAGGTTTCGTAAAAATTAAAACTTGTTGTACCATATCCTGCAATATTTGCAGTTGCCGTTGTTGTTACGATTCCAACTCCAGTATTTTTTTGTGCCTTTCCCCTATCTACATCTGCCTGTGTAACCTTATATTTCAGATACATTCTTTCCACACCATCAAAATGGCGTTCGTGGAAATACTGGAGAGCATCATCAACTAGATCATCAATTTGATCATCATCAATATTAATCTCTAGTACTGGAGCACCCAGTCTTCTTAAACAGTAATCAATTAAATCTTGTCTGCTAGCTGGTTTTGCCATCAGTAGGTTCCTCCATCTATTTCTGTAATTGTAACGTCGCCATTAATTTTAATATTTTCTACAACTAAACTATCAAGATTTAAAGTTCTTTGAGTCACAAATTTTTGTGTTGAGGCATTATAAACGGCAATCGCACCATTTTCAAGAACTGATGCATCTACATCAAATAGTTTTGTAAAAAGAGTTGGGACAGATCCCGTAGATAATACTCTGGTCGCTGTTTGGGCACCTATTCTAACTTTAATATTTGACATTATCGAGTTACCCCTCCTCTAACTAATACCATACCTTCAACTGCTTTTGTTTTATCAAAAGCTGATCCAAGACCACCTTGTTGAAGCATTACATCATAAACATATCTACCTGGTTTTAATGCTGATGTCTGAGTTGAAGTCAAGGAAATTGAAATGACTCCGTTAGAAGCATTTGCAATTGAAGAAGCAAAGGAAACCGAATTTGTGCTACTGTAAGTTTTTCTCACTTGAGCAGTTACCCCATAACCCACCAAATTTTTTGGTTGGTTATTGGCAGCATCTTCTAGTTCAAAGTTTGTATAAAAATCATATCCTTGCTCAATAACAATATTTGCTGCATATACTGCCATTTTCTCAAAAAAGATCCTGTATTGTATTTATAATCAAGACTTAGATAGCATTGATATAACTTCTTGTTGGTGAAGATACATTTTACAATATAATTTTGCAAAATCCTTTAACTCCCCCTCACTTAAGTTATCAATAAAACGGGCGTGTTTTTCATATTCAAACATTTTATCTATACTAGATAGATCAATTTCTTCTGGTTTCATTAATAAGTTCCCTTAATAAAGATTTTATTTCACTAACTTCATTCTTTAATGATTCAATTTCTATTTTTTGATGTTCTCTTTGATTTAAAGAATTCACATATTCATTATAAGACCTATCATCACAATTTACTATAGCCCCACTTTCCTCATCCCTGTAGAGATGAGGATAATCTTTCACTGGAATCATCATCTGACTGCAAGGGTTCTGAGATTTTTAACTTTTGGTGGATATGCTTGATTGGATCCTGCAAAAACAATCTTAATTAAATATCCAGTAAATAATCCAAGATCACGGGCAGTAAATTCGTATTCAATAAATTCATCAGCAACACTTGCAGGAATAAATCTATCTGGGCGCCCATTGTTTTTGAGAGGATCAACCACGCCATATAGATAACTATCTGGTGAATTTGTATTGGTCAAATTATCATATCCTGGAAATAGTTCAAATACTGTACTAACTTCTGTAGAATCTGGTTTTACTAGAGAATAAAGTACTCTAATATCTGCAGATGAGTGTCTATATGCAGAGAATATAACCTTCAAAGAAGTTGCTGGATTTTGTAATCTAACCAGATTGGAAACATAAACTGCAGCATTTGGATCATAAAGTGCGGAATTGACTCTATTATCAAAAGAATAATCTGTAATTGGTTGATTAATTCGATTGCTTCTAAATTCTGTAAAGGCAGTATCTAAGAAAATAATTGGAGAAAGATTTGGCTCTGTTGTTTGTAAGGTAATTCCAGTTGTAAATGATTTATTTCTTGGTAATGTAGTCAAATAAGTATTTTCATTGACTTTAGAGCATACTGCTCTAACAGAATTTAATCTATTATTCGTATTTAATTCAATGGGCTCAAATCCTTGATCAACAAAGGATACTTCGGATCCAGAAATGCTTGTGGCGCTTACTGTTCTGATTTGTGCAGTTGCTGAGGTATAATTTGCTGGGGAAATAATATTATATTTGGGGAATATTGAATTGAATTGAATATTTTCAGTGCCAGTAACATTAGAACCACCCAAAGTCCTTTCATCTACAAAAGATAATTGTGGGAATCCAGAAGGACTATTATCAGTAGTTCTATTAATACCATTTGCTGAAAAATCAATAGGTACATAGTAACTATCAATGTCCATATTCAAAGAGTCAATTGTTTGTGTTACATTATTAATTCTTCTTAGAGAAACTCCATTAAGCTCATACTTATAAACATTTGCGTTTGTTGCGTGGTCTTCAATTGTTGTAGAGTCTTGACCTCTAATAATCGTCTGCAAAGATCCCTGCCCAATAGATTGATATTGAATAATTTCATTATCAATTTTAATATATCCTGGATTTGTAGATGCAACAGACACACCTTCAAAAGTTGTAAATCTTGAAGTATCAGCAACACTGATTGTAGTGTCACCAACATTTAGTGGGGATGATAATGTTGTAGGTACAATATTTGATTGAATATTATTCAATACCAACTTATTAGTTGGAGAATACATTTGATGTTCAAAATGATTAACTCTAATGTAATTTCCACTATATTGACTTGAATATGTAGAGGAATTTAAAATTGTTGTAGTTCCAAGACCAATTGCACTTCCAGAATTATCATAATAAACAAGAGCTGCGGATGGAGTAAATGATTGCCCCTGAACTGAAGATAGATAAAGAGTATCAATTCTCCCACCATTACTCAAAATGGTCAATCTGGCAGATAATCCAGTATTACCAGCAGAAGAAGTGACAATACCTACAACATCACCAGGAGCATATCCGTTACCACCAGTTGCTACAATTATACCAGTTACAACTCCACCAGTTTGTGTAATGTTCAGAGTTAATCCAGAACCATTTCCTGTAATCGGATATGTGCTTACGTTTGCTTGGTTAGTATAATTTGATCCACCCGTAAGAACACCAACAGAAATTGCCGAAGAACCAGTACCAACAATATAACCATAATTGTATGGTTTAGCAGCATCACTAACTTTTCTTCCTGTGGTTAGAATACCAATCATAGGTGAAGAAATAGTCGTTGTAATACCAATTTTTAAATTTCTTGGGAATGTTCTTATTGGATTAACTTCTAATGTTGGAACATACTGATTACTTTCATTCAATGTTGGATTATAGAAGAAAGCGGTGCCAGGAGTCAAACTAAAGTTAGCTTTATAGAGTTTAAACATCAAATCTTGGTATTGATTTGCTGTCCAAATTGAACCATTTTGTGATTTGAATAGACTTCCAAGAGCAAACTGCCTGCTATAGATTACACTATTTGCATTAGATCCTGATGCATTGACAGTTTTCTTGCCCATCTCAGCAATCCAAACATTATAAGCATCACTCTGAGGTGATAAGAGAACAATAGCATACTCTCTTCCTGGAGCAAGATAAATTGGATACTTAAATTTGACATTCGTTACCGATGATGCATCATTAGAGATATTAACATCTGCTGGGCGAAGAACAACGGGATCTCCTATTCTATTTGTTGTGACCGTTCCAAGTTCAACTGTTCTTACTTCAACAGTTACCGTTGCATTTCCAGTATCCTTTGATTGGAAGAAGAGATCCACCGATGTTATGAATACACCCTTATCATCATCAGTAAATCCATTTGCATCGGGAGATTCAATATTTCCACCAACACTAAAACTTTGTGCTAGGGGATCAACAAAATATTCGGTTCTTGTGATAGTTATCTCTTGGCGATATAAATCATATGTTCCCTCAGATCTATATTGTTGTTGTGCGGATGATGCTTGATAATCACCTGGAATTGGTGCTTGATTAGTTGAACTTGTTGTCAGTTTATAAGTTTTGGTTCCAGTACTAATTCTAACAGCTGGTGCCGGATCGGTATTTGGATCTCTAAGGAAGAACGTTCCAATAAGGTCTCCATAGTTATCGGAAATTAATCTCAAATCTTTTACATATGCAACAGCACCACTGGTTTGCCCAACCAATTTCATTCCAGTAACAACATATCCAGAATATTTGCCCTGCGCTTCCTCAGAAATCGAATATGTATCAACATTCAATACATTTGAAGATGCACTATAATTGGTTGTTTCTAGAGATTGTGATGATGCATATGGGTTAATATTATAAGTTGTTGTTGGTGCATTATATGGACCAAATTTATGATTTGGTGAGGCAACTCTTAAGGTGATTAAATTTGAACCACCAAAACTACCAATAACAGTCTCCCCAACTGTAAATGCCTTAGAAGCACCATAAGTTGTAAGTGAAGAAGATGGGGAAATTTCAATTAGTTTTGGCACAAAATCAACAGACCCATTTCCATCAAAGAATTGATAAAATCTGGTTGATGGTTTTAAATTTTCAGCAACAAATTGAGTGTTGCGAGATCTCATATAGGTGTCAGCACCACTACCAAGAAAAACGTCTGTGGTACTTATATTGGTTTCCCAACGTAAAGTTACTCTATTACCACCATTACCTCTAACCCAAACGTGTCTTGTTTCCTCTGTTATATGAGGAATTTTTATAGTTCTTACCCAATTATCACTTGCAGGTGATAACTGTATATTTCCATTATATGAAACTACATTAAACGGATTGACATTTTCAATCTGAGTTGCCAATGGTTGTTGCAACCAAGATGTCTGAGTATATTTTAAAGTTACTGCATTGCCAGTTTTTTGTACATTTGAATCCAAAAGATTAAAGTCAGTTTTAAGATCCAAGTTTTCATCAATAACTGCAGTTTCTGGAGCAATTTGACTCTTAAGACTATTTCTACTGATAATGGGTCTTAATTCTTTTGCATCGGGATCAACTTCTATTGAGGAAAATATTGGATTGACCAGAGAAGAATCTTTAAAATCATCTACAAAAAATCCACTCTTAAATCTATTGAGACCAGATGCATCCTGAACTTGGAGAGTTTGAGTACTTACTTCCAATAGTGAAAGTGAAGTAACTCTTTCCAAATTTTGAACTCTAGATTCAATTTGCCCAATGTCTCTCATTGTATATCTTCTATTATCAGCAAGAGAGATATCTACACTATTTGGGTCATATAGGTATGGTGGTAAAGTGATGGTTGCAATCTCCATTACTTCATCTTTATTTGTTGGTGCTTGTGGAACTCTTGCCGAAGTTCCACTTTTAAGCACAAACTCTCCATTTTTATCCAAATACAATTTATCAATTCTACCTAAGTAATAATCATACCCTAATAATGAACTTTCAATAGGAGAAAAAATTACTTTTGGTGAAGTTCCAAAATTTCTTTGTGAAAAGTCAAATGGTGAAGCTGCAGATCCTGTAAATTGGGTAACTCTTGGTCTAAAATCTAAAGTATCAGTCGCTCTTACAATATTACTCACCCCAAGTAATGGGATATCATTGAGATATCTATTACTATCATAACTCAGTACAGTGAAAAGATCGCCATCATCATTTGATGGAATTGAATAATAATCAAAAACAACATAGAGTTGTCTGGTTGGTTCTAATGCATTATTATTTCGTACAAGTTTTGAATAATCATAGTACTGTTCCTTCTGACCTTTATCTAATGTGTAACTATTAGTAATATCTTTATATTTTCCTAGAGTAATAGTTTGAATATTAGTTGTAATATTAGATTCTTTAAAGGTTACAGACTCATTTGCTAAAAATCTATTTGCATTCTGATATACAACACTTATTGTATTTGAAGTTACGCTAGGAGATTTTAAAACTACCCTTGCAATAGTTTTACTTGTATTACCAAAAATAGTTTCTCCAACAATTACGTTAGAATCAACATTAACAGTTGGACTAAACGATAGATTGTCTAGAACTGGCGCACTCTGATCCAATGATTCATAAACTGCAATGATGTTTGCAACATCCGGATAATTTAAAGATATTTCTTCATCTTGTACTCTCAATCCATAATATTGATTATATGCGAGTCCATCATTGATTGAGGTGTTTATACCTGTTCCAGATTGGAGATATTTTGAAAGATTGACGGATAAGGTTTGACTT